ATTGTCGCGGTTCACGACGCCATTAGTTACTGCTCAAGCGTCTTACACCCACGCCATGCGGTCGTGCTGTTTAGCTATGAAATGGGGCGCGCTTGTCTACCCACGCTTACCGTGTGTTACCCGTCGCCATGCAAGCGGCGTAGGTCTATGCGTTTATAAATTTTTATGGTTTGCGTATGCCTTGTAAACATGCAATGCCGATTGAGATTAGCAGTACGTACCACGCCACTAAGGCCATTACTTAGCCTTCGGTATGTTCTTTAGGCGACCTATTTCGTCCGATGCTTCGGTGAACGTAATACCAGCGGGGGGCGCTGGTAGGCCGCGCTCTGTAAGCATTGTGTTTAATAGGCGTAGTTGTGCGTCTGTCGCTAACCCGCGTGGTTTGTCGCTGTTGGCATGCGGGAAATGTGGCGATGCTGGCGCGGCTGTCGCTCTCGAGCTAACTTCTGCGCGCTCTTTAGTTGCCGGGTGGTTATTGGCTTGTGCTGTTCGTACTTCGTTTTGTGACGCTATGCCGGTGTCAATACCAAAACCCATGTACCCGAGACAACGCCCGAGGGCACTTGTAGCGCCGTTTTGCTGTTCCGACTCTTTAGTAAACGGCGTACGCCCGGGCCATACTTCCCAACAGTAGGCGCGACCGGGTAGTAGATCATCGGCCGACCGAAAGACGGTTACCGCGCATTGAATGTAGACACGTTCGCCAATGGTGATTAGTTCGGGTGCGTCCTCGACTATGCGTAAATCGGGGTGTTTGTGTAGCGCAAGGTTTAGCCGGTGTTTAACGTCTACATATTCGGATAGGTCAAAACTCACGCGTATACCTTTTACCTTTGTAGTCCTGTGCTAGTTCGTACGCTTTAACGGCGTCGCCGTCGTTTAAGGCTCTAGCCAATGTGTCGGCCCATGAGCGGTAAAACCCTAAGTCGCTGGCGTAGTCCCGCCATGCGTCACGGTCGGCGGTCATTACTAGCAGCTGCTCTTTGTATGGGTTGTCAATGCCGGGTGAGTCGCCTACCCATTCAATTTTACGGGGTACGCCGTCGTAGCTGTCGCTCATCGGTAAAACTTGTCGCGGTTGTTTCGTAGTTCTTCGCGTTCTATTTCGCGTTGCATACGTCGCATGGCTGCCCACGCGCTGTGCATTGTCCAGCCAAAGAACACGGCCCAAAAGAACTGCCAGTTACTCATTCTGCAACCACCCATACAGTAGCCATAGCGCCCGTAGTTGTTTCGCGGCGGCGTCCCGAGTCGGTTAGCCAACCTTCGGCGGCTAGGTCGCATATTCGGGCCGACACGCTGTTAAACGGCAGGCTTATTAGCTGGCGGGTTTCGTCTGCTGTAAGGCCGTTGGGGGTGTCTTTAATAATGTTGTAAATCCGTACACGCGCTGCGCCTGATTTGCCTAAAGCTCGCCGCGCTGCGTCTTGACTTACGGGGTTTTTACCCGGCACCGTATGATTGGCGTCTAGTGGTGGCCGTTCGGCCCTGTAACGCTCAATAGCGCTACGCATGGCTTCGGCTATCGCTACTTCGGACGGTGGCATATCTATAACGATGCGGTCAAATAGTGAAAGTTGGTCGCTCATAGTCCGGCCTCGTTTATGCGGCGCTCGAGATCCATAGCGAATACGTCGAGATTGTTAGCAGCTGCTAGAAGGTCGGCTACTAACTGGCCGTCGTCGAACGCGTGGGTTTGTGCGTGTTTGCGTAGGTCGCGGGCTAACAGCGTAAGCGGTTTGTATTGGCTAGCTATTTGCCAGCCGGGTTTATGGTTGTTCATTTTGTCGGGTTACCTTTCGTCGGGAAATGTGCAAGCACCATAACAGATTATTAACGGGGAGTGTGTCATTTGCCCGATGTTGCGCGCCAGTTGCCTAAGCCTTTACCGCCGTTGTATAACACGGCCGCTACTTTTAGATTGCAACTAAGTTTTAGTAGCGCTTTAGCGTATTCTGCTCGAGTTACCGCGCAAGTGTCCATAGTTACCGTTTTCCAGCTGCTATTGACCTGTAGGGCCCCTAGATCTCTTGTGCCGTTACGACGCACTACGGAACGGCTAGCGGGGTTGCAACGTGACTCGCGGTACATGATTGGGCCAAAGATTTTAGGCGGTAGGCCGTGTGCTTTTAGTTGTGTATGAAACTGTGGGCAATCTTTGACCGGTGCGGCGGCTGCTCGAGCTGGCACCGCAAACGTACATAGCAGTAATGGTAGTAAAAGTATTTTGGGCATGGTATTAGCCTTTCGTCGGGTGTTAAAAACCCTAGCGAATAGGGCTACCGATGTGGGGGCAATGCCCGCAAACCCTTACGGCTTGGGCAAACTACGCCACGCCGCCTCAAATTTCGCGCTATCGGCGGCCATTTCTTTAGATAGTTCGCAATGAAACCAGCGGGGCGAGCCCTGATAGCTGCCGGCGTTGTCGGTGGCTGTGAATATCTTTACCCCGGCTTTACCTTCGCCACGTGAGCAACGGTAACCCGCGCCGTAGTCGCCGTAAGCGTACCAATGAAGCTCTACTATGCCCATGCGTTCCGAATGTTGGACGGTCTTACCGTCGATAACGGAACTACCTAATAGCCAATCCCAAATTATGCGGGCTTGCTTTTCGTCGGCGTATTGAATGTCGGCCGCCGCGCCGGTCGCGTGTACCGATAGCTGCGGGGGTTGTGCGTCGTTTTTCATGTTGCGTACAACATAGGTGCCTAGCGATTTTGTTGCCCATCGTTTGCCCATGAGATCTACCAGCTTGCGTATGCCGGGTGTTTCTTTGCCGCCGTCGTACGCGGGGTAATAAGGGTACGGGCGGTTGCTCATGGTGTCGGCGGTGGTTGCTTGTCTTTAAGGCCGTTACCAGCTAGCAAGCCAATAAGGCCACCCGAAAGGGTAAGCAACATACTAGAAAGCACCGACCACCCGGCCGAGTCATTGGGGGCCTGTTCCATAGGCTGCACCACAAATAGCAAGCCGTACAAAATTGCAATAACGCTAAAAAGAAATGAACACGTTAAGCCGACGCCGACCATAAAAACTAGCCGCGCTTTTATTTCTTCGTTTGAGTATTTTTGTTTAGCCACAACGGCCACCGCCTATCTGTACTGTTGTTTCGGTTACTGCGCTTAGTGCTTTGTTTTTTACGCGTTCGCAATTTACGCGCACACGATCGCTACATGCTGTTAGCGACGCGCAAATAACCAATAGAATTAGGCTTTTACGCATTATTTGTTGTATCCGTAAACACGAACAGTGCCACCTGTCATCGTGCCGGAAGAAATGGCAAGAGTAAACGCTGTGTAACTTGTTGTGTCGTTTAGGAAGCCACCACCTGCACCAGCCTCACCGTTTGTTCTTGGATCAACATACGAATAATTAACAATCGTATTTTTTGCAAGAAAAGGGTTTATAAGGTCAAAATTGCTCGACAAGACAGTAGTCGAAGTTACGCCAACGCGACTAAAATTCGCTGAGTTTGAGCCAGCACTTGCGCCAGTACTGCCAGCATAAGTGTAATAATTGTGAGCCCAGTAATACCCAGTAACAGTCGAGCCTAATTGACAAGACAAAAGAGCAGCTGAAGAAGCAACGCCGCCAGTAATTGTAATTTTGTAACTATCAAAATCTGTCGTGAAAGCATCTGTTACAACTTGACTAGAAACTGCACTGCCGATGGTTTGTGATTTGACAAGCCAAAGTCCAGCAGCGTTCATTTGTGCCGCAGTGAGGATTTGTCCTGATGTAAATACTGGTGGTGTTGCCATGTTGTGTGTCCTTTAGAAACTAAGTAAATTTGCGTCCAAAATTCCAAAAATCTCGTCGTTTAGAGTCATGTACTGATTTCCGTCGGTACTTTCAAAATTATATGAGATTATGTGGCTTTGTGGGGTGATGTTGTGGGAAACACCCGAAACAATAAGGGTTTGCGAAACTGTGGCAGGGCTACCCGTCGTGTAGGCCATAACTACCGTAGCGATACTAGTTAGATCGAGAGTTAGGCATATGTTTTGGTTTGCGCCTGTTAGCGCTGCCAATTCTGTTGAAATACCAGTAAACCGTAGGACGGGGTCTTTGTATTTTCCTAGTAGGTAATTACCTAGCGCGGCTACTTCGGTTGTGGTGTCGTTTAATAGGTTTGTTACTGCGTATTGCTGTGTCTGAAATGCGGCTATTGACGTTGCGCTACTTGTCGTTTGTACTGCCCCGGCGGGGCTTTGGGTAATTATGTAGTTGTATAGAAGTTCGTCGCCAAATTGGTTTTCAATACTTTGCATTGGTAGGCCTGTACCGGTGGTGTTAAACGTGGCACCCGATACCGGGTTTAACACGCTGCTACGGCCCTTAAACGTTAAAGTACCGTTAGCGGCAACGTATAAATATCCTTGTTCGCTGGTTGTAATTTGCTGTAGATAGTTAAGTACTTCGGTATCTTGGCTGATTGCGTAAGCACCTAAATAGCTTGAGCCGGTGCCTATAGATCGTGCGCCTTGATAGTTAATCTCGGAGTAGTTAAGCACCGTGTTTACGCGATCGCTTGAAAGTTGGCGGGCCGGAGTTACAGCGTTTAGAGCTTGATTGGCTAGCACCGTAAAAGCGTCGGAACATTGGGCGTACATTCGGTCGCCGTTGGGTTGTATGTCGTAGCTTAAATTCCAATCAGTAATTAGACCGG